CCCGCCGCCTTGGCCTCTGTCAAGAGGTAATTGATGGTACCCACCGGGTCTTTCTTGTACGCGGCTACAATACGATGACCAACATTCGCCTCTTGCGGCGAGATACCGTACTGTTGCGCAGACGAGAACGCCTGTTCGTACGCTTTCATCTGCCCGCGCGCCTGCTCCAACTCGTTAGCAAGACGCTGACGTTCCTGCTGTTCCTGTTGAAGCTGACCTTCGATGCGTTGGTTCTTCTCGTACAGCCGACGTTCGGCACCGCCCTTGATGACGGTGCCGTCATTCAGTACAAGGTCTTGGGGACCATGAGCCTGCGACGCTTGCTTGTTCTGGTCTTGCCCTTGTTGACCGTCTTTGTCTGTTCCAGTGCCTTGCTGAGTTCCTGACTGATCTTGTCCGGTCTGCGATCCGTCTTGGCCCTGTTGCCCCTGGTCGCCTTCGCTGCCTTCCTGTGTCTGAGAGTCATCGGGCAGGTCACTCTTGTTGATGAACTCGTCGAGCGCGTTGTCGGCTTCTTTGCCGTGCTCCGGTTCGTTGTCGAAGCGGAAGTTGTCTCCCGCGTCCGGTTCCGGCTGACGCGCAGCAGCAGCACTTTCGCCTGCCGGAGCGAACACCGTCGAGTTCATCAGTCGTTCGCGTAGTGTCATAGTAGTTCTCCCCTACTGTCGCTGTTGAAGTCGTTGTGCAACGGCCTGTCGTGCCTGTTGCTCTGGAAGCCCCTGCTGTACAAGTGTCTGTACTGCCTGTTCGGCCTCCGGTGGAAGTTCCCCTGCCGTGCCGTTCGTACTGCTTTGCGTTTCACCACCTGGACCGCTGCCAGCCTGCTGTTGTTGTAGTGCGATGCTCTCACGAATGCGTTCCCAATCTTCGTCCTTGATGACGATTTCATCGAACGCTTGCTCGAACATCTTGAGCATGATCTCCACCGTGACAGGTGCGGCATCTGCGAACTGACCGATGACCTGTCCCGCCTCGATGGCCTCTTGCTTCTTCGCACGCGACGTGGGCTTGATGGTCGAACCACCGACAACACGCATTGCAAGCTGCGTCCGCAGTTCCTCGGGTGTGAACGACCGCCACTCGACACCCTGCATGACTTCGGTGCCGACAATGTTGGCAACTTCGTCAACAGTGAAGAACTTGGCACACAGTTGCGTCAGTGTCCACGCAATGTCACCGATCCAGTCCTCGATCTTGTCGATCTTCTCGTCGAGGCGCATCTGGTTCGCACTGTTATACGTTTCGATAGCCTCGTTCGTTGTGTTCGCCTTGAATTGCACGCCACGAAGCACGTCGGACACGGACGAGATACGATCAATGGCCTGCAACTTGCGCGTCACATCGAACAGTTCGGGGAACCGCATCGACGGTACGGGCATGGAGAAGATAATGTCGTTGATTGTCTTGCCTTCGGGCAGGTCGATACCACGTGCAGTACCGTCAGCGCCTTTGAGGAAGTCCTCAACCATTTCCTTGTCAACGCTGTTCGCATCGAACAGGATGTTGCGCTTCACCCACAGACGCGCACGACGTTCTTCGTCGTTGATCTCGTTGATCGCGTCCTGCTGGTCGAGGTAGTACGTGACTTCGCCCTTGGAGTATACGCTGTCCGGGTTGTCGTAGAAGGACAACGGGATGAATGGGAAGAAGCCTTGTAGACCGTACGGATCGTCCCACACCCACAGGGGCCACGACCAGTCATTGTCAGCGAACATGTACACACGCCGTGTCGTACGGTCCCAGAACACCCACACCAACGTACGTTGTGCGCTGTTGAACGAGTCCTTGTCGTCGTAGCCGTATTCCTTCGCCTCTTGCGACTCGTCGAACAGTGTGAAGTTGTTTACTTCCTGTTCAACGTCCGACGACGATCCACCTGCATTGGCCTTGAGAACGTGTGTCGGCTTGTACACACTGACGATGTTGCCGTCGTCGTCCTTCTTGCCGTACCGAGCATTCAGGTACTCGGTCGGTAGGAGCATACACTTCCCCATCCACTTTGTATCGGAGAAGTCAGGCTCTTCCGTCTCGGGATCGACGACGATGTTGAACGGACTGTGCAGTCGGCAGAACGGTCCTTCGGGTTCAAGAATGTCGAGGTGCTTCTCAATCGCCATGAGCTTGCCCTCGATCTCCTTGATCTCATCCTGATCCTTCGCGTTCTGCAACTGCGTGGACAACTCCATGATGTCCTGTATCGCCTGTTCGTTGCTCGCGTCCTTGAACGTCCACCCGACTTCCATCCACGCCATGTTCGTGAGCAATGCTTGCAGCACTCCCTTGCGCGCACGTGGTTTCAGGTTCACACCGGGCTTTGTTTTCATCCAGAACAGTGCGTCGATCAGACGTTGGAACACCGTCGCAAGCTGCGAGTTGTCACGGTTGGCCGCAGTGAACTCCGTCGTCGGGTTCTTTGCGTACAGTGCAGGCAACAACGTCGTCGTGTTCGAGAAAACAAGGTTCTCCGTCTCTGACCATTCTTCGTTCAGTTGACGAGCATAGGCCGTGTTCCCCGATTGGTTGTCACCACGATCTGCACGGTGCGAACTTTGATCGTTGAGGAAGTACTTGAGTGCTTCTCGCCACGATTCTTCGTACTTCTCGCGCGCCTTCTTCGCTGCGTCCTTGCGTCCCTGCCAGATTTTGCCGTGATGCTTGCTGACAGGTATCCTGCTGCTGCCGATCAACTGGTACGACGGCGTGTCACCGACAACATTCGTTGTGGGACTGGCACTCTCCAACTCTTGCTCAAGCTGATCGGTGTCAGTCGTCTCGAAGTTACGCGGCATGGCGATGCGCTCGCTTGTCCTGCTTGTGTTCGTACTCGTGCCACTTCATGTAGGCAGGCTTCTCGTCGGGACGCGGACGCAGCAGGTTCGCAATGCGCGGTCGGCGCGTCAACATGTACTTGATCGTGTCCATCGCGTGGTCGTTCTTGTCCACCGGCTTGTCGGTCTGGTCGTTCTGCGTGTCACGCTTCCAGTAGTACTCGGTGAACTCGTCTCGTACGAACGTCAGCGTGTCGGCAACATACAGGAACGGCGCTGGATGGTTCAGTGTGATCGGGTTGTTGTGGAACTCCTGACACAACAGGTACCCCTTCACCTTCATAATGCCGTTCTCAATGTCGTTGTTGCCACGCTGCATGTGTATGCCGTTCTCTTGGAACATACCCGCGACCGTCGTGCCGACAGTTTTCTTGTCTCCGACTCCACGACGGAACAACGCAGGATCGGCCCAAATGCGTTCTTCGGGGTCGATGCCGTACTTGCGGCGCAGTTGCTTGATCCGAGACGTTGCAGCGTCAACACTGACGCCGCTTTCGTACCACCCGTCGAAGATTAACACGTTGCCACGCAGGTCTACGAACGCGAGAAGGTAACACGACGGTACTGCGAGGCCATGATCGTAGCCTTCGAGTATCTTCGGCTGGATGCGTTTCTCGCGCAGAGCGTTGTAGTAATCAACGATCTGCCGCTGTGTCATCACGTGTATGCGATCATCGAACTCCGGGTACACAAGTCCTTCGTATGCCGCCCACTGACCAAGCAAGAACCGATCACGCATCTGTCCCTGATACGCGATCTCCAACGTGCGAATGAAGTCGCCTTCAAGGTTCTCTTGGTTCTCGTACGTTGACCCCTCGAACAGTTCGACAATCGGCTCGCCCGTGTCGGGATCAACTAGCAGTTCCTCGTTCTCAACACCGTTGCACCAATCGTGGTACGGCTTGACGATCTTGCGGTAAATCCAGTTACGCGTTGGGTTCAGCGTGATGACGAACCAACGCGGACCCGTTTTCGGCATTGTCGGATCGTCGCCAACGTACTTCGCCATACCGCGCAGACGGCCAAGAATGTCGTCGAAGTCCTTCTCCCCAATCTCGGGGTCTTCCATCTGGTCGATGCCAACGAAGTCGTACGTCGCAGACAACAGGTTCGACGTGCTACTCTCCGCGGACTTGCCCTGCTGTGCCACGTAGCGGAAATTGACGACACTACCGTTCGTCATGTAGCACGTGTTCTCACTTCCCGTCTTTGGGAACGACCGTATCCAGTCCTTCGGACACCACTTGATGAACTCTTTGCGCAGTGTGTCGTTCAACTTCGGATACGTCGAACGTGCAAGCAAGATGTTTGCACCAGGGTACTCCTTCGCCACCTGCAACGCCTTGATGCACAGTGCGGCGGTCTTGCCATTGGCGAAACCTCCCCCGAGCACCTGCACCTTGGCACGTGAACGCAAGAACCTGTCGTGCAGCCCACCTTTGTGGACACGATACTTAGGCATTACGTGCGCCTGATGCGCTCCCAATCAGTGTTCGACGTGCCGTACGCACGGTAGAAGTCGTTGTTCGTCGTGTCATGCACGAGTTCACCAGCATATTCAGGCGTGACACTGCCTTGTGGACTGCCACTGTTCGTACGGTTTGGGTGTTCTAACTTCTGATCCGTGCCGTTGGCCGGACTGTTACCGGATTTGTCTACGACTGTTGCCATCAGTCATCCTCCACATCGGTGTATTCTACGTCGAGTGTCGGTGTGTTGTCGTCGCTCTTGCGGTCCACGTACTCGATAGTCAACCCACCTTCGACACTGTGCTTGTAATGCACAACATCGGCAGGACGATGACCCGCACGGTCGAGACCGGAGTTGACTGCCTGGATCGCAACCTTCTCGTCGTCACTGTTCGCAAGATCGAACAGACGGTTCGCCAAGTTGCGTGCGTTCTGTGCGAACATGTCTCGCACGTCCTCGGCATCTTGGTCGAGGATGGACTTGACAATGTCGTTGCGGACTTCCGTGTACAACTCGGACATGACGAGACGACCGACCTGTTCTTCGTCCAAGCCGGTCGCGTACGCTACCTCGTCGTCGGACAGCCCCATCATGCGGTAGAAGCACACCGCACTGACGGCGTTCATCTGCTTCGGCGGTGCAGGCAGATCGGCCAGACGCTTTCGCTGGCGAGTAACCTCGCGCTGTGCGTCGCTGACAGAAGGCACTTCCACGTACGAACGCTGTTTTTGAGACTCGTCCTTGATGACTTTGCCAGTATTCGGGTCGATCTTTGTACCGTCTGCCAGAACAAGAGGCTCGTTCCCGTCTGCGAGTTCAGTCATCAGAACGCACCACCGACTGCACGGGGAATACGACCAGGGTTCACGTCGTCACCACGACGCAGTGACTCGAAACCAGTGTCTCCCGGCATGAACGGAGCAAGGAACTCACGGATACGAGTCGGTTCAATCTGCGCACCGTCAATCGGACGGCCCTCGAAGTACACCTGTCCAGTACGTGTGCCGATAGTGAACGTGTCTCCCTCTGCGTTCTGCAAGATGAGT